AGCAGGAACAGCAGATGGCAATGCAGTCTTATTCGCCCGAGCAAACTTTACGGATTTGTAGGGGGGCCCCGCCGAGCGAAGCGAGGCAGGGGCAAAAAAAAATATTATATATAAATTTTTACCATAAATAAATATTTCATCCCATAATAAGAAAAAAAAAGACCAAGTATAAGGGTACAGCCAACAATAAGATGTATTCACACTTTATGTCGTCTAATGAAAGGCAATCTTTACCCCCTCTCGAAGACGGATCGTATCAGGAATTCTACTCCTCTACGCAAGCTTCAGTTGAGGCTTCGTCATCAAAGACGTATCCGCCGAGAATTGGAAAGGCAGGAGAGAGCAATTCAAAAGAGGATAGAGAAAATCTCTTCGGAGGCGTGGTTAACATATCTTCAAATATTCAACGCATCAAACCCTACCCAGGTTCTACAATGATGTATGTCGAATACCATCCTATATGGACACCAATAATCTGTGGCGAGTCTTTTTCAGAAAATGAAGGAGAGGACGAATCAACGGATGAGGATGTACCAATGGAAATACAGGATGAATGGCAATCATTAGCTCAAGAATATGAGGATCTATTACAAGAAGGCGTGGATACCAGTATTGTAAGTTTAATTCAAATATTCAAATAAATCAACCCATCCATTCAAATACTAATCAAATTAATATTGTTACAAAGCAAGAAACGGGGCCCCGCCGAGCGAAGCGAGGCAGGGGCAGTTTCGCACGCAGTGCTATACGGTGTTACGATTGTGGAGTAAAAATGTAGTATCAGGCGCGCGCCCTGCCTCGCGCGCCGCCCATTATTCACAGAAACCCATGAGATGATGGGGGGCCCCCCCGAACGTATGTGAGGGAGGGGTGTTTATTCGCCGGAGGCGAATAGGGGCCCCTCCGCAGGAGGGGGCATCGAGGACGGAGCGGAAGCGAAGCGGAGCGTAGGACGGGCCTCCCTGCGATAGCAGTCCCCGAAGGGTCGCGCCGAAGGCGGAGGACAATACAATGCTAGTATGATTACGATTGAGTAGAAAACCCCGAAACCCCGCTTAAGCGAAAGCTGACTGCCTTTAATATTACTAGGCAGTCAGCGGAGCGGAACAAAGTTACGCGTAGCTAAGCGGGCCAACTTTTCCAAAAAGTTTCTGGTTCCGCCGATTTTTGATCGACAAGCGGAACGATGGGCCGCAAGCCAGCATCGAAAGGAGGCTATCGTCTAAATGCACAACAACTATTCTTAACGTTTCCAAAGCCTCCTGAAGATACAAAAAAAGAAGACATCATATCTTTTTTTGATGCAACATACCCATGCGAGTGGATAGTCGTAGGACGAGAGTTACATAAAGATGGAACACCACATTTCCACGTATGTTGCAGATTGTTGAAGAAAATGGACACAACAAATCCAAGAGAGTTCGATTGGCTCTTCAACAAACATGGTAATTATCAAGCTATGAAAAGCAAAAGTAAATGCATAGGTTATTGCACAAAGGACGGAGACTTTATTGCGGAAGGAATTGACGTTAGGCCATTTCTGAAGCAGAATGCATATGAACAAGCATTATTAGCATCAACAATAGAAGCAGGTCTAAAAATCCTTCGACGAGCAAACGCAGGAGATTACATGAAAAACTTGCAAAGATACGAGTATGCTCTTCGGAAGCACCACCCGAAACCACCAGCAAAATGTTCATATCCAATATCCAATTTCGTACATTCAATGCAAGACTTATCAAAAGCATTGCTAATATGGGGTAAGAGCAATTGTGGTAAGACACAGTATGCACTTGCACACTTCAAAGCACCACTCGAAGTATGCCACATCGATATGTTGAAACAACTTGACCCGGAGACACACGACGGAATTGTTTTTAATGATATGAGTTTTCACGACCTACCCAGGTGGACTCCAGGAATGGTCATAAGTCTTCTCGACATGGACTCAGAAGCCCAATTGGATGTAAGATACGGGTACGCTATCATACCGCAGAGGTTTCCAAGAATATTCACTTACAATGAATACGACCCCTTCACCAACCATAAATTCACTTCTGAACAGAAGGCAGCAGTCGAACGCAGGCTAGTACGCTTCTACGTACAGGACAAGCTCTACGATACCACCCATCAACAACAAGTTCTACCCGATACGTTATCAGGGGAAGATATACCTTTGCAAGAGACGAGTACAACAACAAATGTCACAAGCAGGAGCCGAACCTATCTTACAACCTCCAATCAATCCATCCCGACCAGTTATAGATCACAGGGACCCATCACCACCTCCGACACAACGGTACATGCATGTACCGGAGGAGGAGTCGTCATCCAGCGAGGAAGAGGTACCCTCAGACGAAGCGACGAATTCCCCAGTTTTCCCGAAACTGTCCCAGAAACGCAAAGCACAACAAGCTTTAGAGAAACAAGCCAAGAAGAAACCGCGGCACGAGCAAGTTGGCCTCCAGGCAGAATTCATGACAATGATTCAGTTCCAAGACCTATACAAGAAAGATCTAAAGAAACTCAACATCCAGATAGAAACGATGAAGACATGTTACAAGTTCCTACTTCATGGAGAATGGATGTTGACACTACCGAAACAACAGTCGTACTCTACCCTGGAAGCGCTAATAGAATGGGTGAAGTCACAGGAAGTATAATGTGTCCCTATTGTTATAACATAACATATTCAGGGAAGTGCCCAAAGTGCAATATTTACATTTAAATAAATTGTTTACCATCAAATTTCATTATTCGCAAAAATGGTGAAGAGGAAACGAGAATATGCAGTGCAAAGAAGACCTATGCAGTATCGTAGGTTAACACCATTGTCAACCGCATCATCTAGAGCACCAGCAGTAGCAGCCATAAGGGCACGCCGTGCCAAGAAGGGTCGTTATAGTTCCAATCAAGTACCAAGAGGATTTGTTGGACTAGCTGGTGATCGGAAATATGTAGATACTGCGGAAGCGGTGTATGCATGTAATACCACCGGTTCAATCACGCATATTTCAATCGTACCTACAGGAACATCAGTCAACACACGAGATGGCAAGGCTTTCAAAGTGAACTCAGTTCAACTTCGTGGTTATGTTACAGCAGATACAACCACAACAACCACCCTTGCCTGGTGTGCTTTAGTTTGGGACTACCAACCCAACAAAGCACTACCAGCATTGACTGATATTTGGGATCTAGTCAATGGCACAGCGATGATCAAACGAGAAAACAATGCTCGTTTCAAAATCTTGATGTATCGCAGATATCCAATTATGGGCAACGTCACCGCACCAGCCACTGGAGCAGAAGTATACCAGTTGGATGAATACCACAAACTACCAAACGATTGCGTAGCACTTTGTACCTCCGCGGACACCACCGGTGTGATAGGCAACAGAATCAATGGAGCACTCTATTTGTGCACAGGAGGAAGCACAGCAGCAGGAACAGCAGATGGCAATGCAGTCTTATTCGCCCGAGCAAACTTTACGGATTTGTAGGGGGGCCCCGCCGAGCGAAGCGAGGCAGGGGCAAAAAAAAATATTATATATAAATTTTTA